ATCTTGGCCAGCTCCATGTCTTGCAGCGCGGTGGTCTTGCCCTTGCCCGCCTTGCACTCGATGGCAATGAACGTGCCAAAGTAACAGCAGATGATGTCTGGTATGCCCGCCCTGCCCATGCCGTTTTGCACAGGCGAGAAGTGGTACACCGCGTTGTCATCGAGCAGTCGCTTGACCGCCTTCTTGACTTTGGCTTCGGGGGTCATGGCCATGTTGCTTCCTTCGTTTCTTAAAAAAGTATCTGATGATTTCGTAGTCTACGCCGAACCGTTCAGCAATCTTGCGCATCGACTCGCCTTGCCCGTGCAGCACCAGTGCTCGGCGCTCGTCAATCAACGTGGGCTTGCGCCCACTGCCCGGTCTTGCTCCACCTTTCATTTGTTTTTCTCCTTGTATTCTGTTCTGCGTTGTTTGATATGTGGGATGCTTTCGTGGTCAGGCCATTCTTCAATCAGTATGTTGCAACATCTGTCGCATAGGTCGTCATGGTTGTGTAGCCCCTCGTGCGTGTAGTGCCAGCATCGTGGGCATTTGATGTAGTCGGGGTCGTCTCTCAAAGAGCGCACAACAAACGTGGGCTGTGGGCAGCTCAGCTCTTCGTACTTTTCGTCTGTCATGTGTTCACCTCTTTAAATTTATTCAGCAATGCTCTGCCAAACTGCACTTGGCCCCACGGCATAGGTGCGCCCCGGTGTTCTTTCACCACGTCAAAGTAAACCCGTTCAATTTGCGCATCAGACAGATCAACCCATGTGCGCTGTGGTGGGGTGGCTCTTACCATGTGCTTTAGCCAATCAGCCTGAAACCACTCATCTTGCCCGTTAATCCTGACGCATAAGTCTGTGTGATGTGCGTGTTTAAGACGATCAATCAAGCGTTGAATGGAATCCACTTGAAGCGAGTTAATGTTTTTGTCAGTCAACAGCCACGCCACAGGCTCTTGCTCTGGCTGTGCCAATCGTTCTTTGAGGGCGGCGACTAATGCGTGTCGGTCGATGTGCCCTACGCCATCTCTGTCATCGGGAACATTTTCAATATAGTCAATCGCCTGTTTCAATACTTCAATCATGCTTGTCCCCTTGCTCGGATGGCTTGCGCCAAAGTGTCGGCGGTTTTATGTGAACCCCATTGATTCATCTTTTCGTGCACATCGGCAAGACCATCACAAACCCTGGCACACGCCTCACGCTCTGCCAGGACTGCTTCTTCAATCTGGGCTTTGTACTCGGCCTCGACCGCTTTGCTCCATTCCTTTGCCATGTCATCTTGGAATTCTTTTCGTGTCAGGATTCTCATGCTTCACCTCTCAGTTCTTTCTGTTGAATGTCAAACAGTTCTTTCCACTTCTGGTACTTGAGTGCACAAGCTTCACACGCACACTCCCAAGTGAATTCATCAGGGTCAGCAATGCTGCCCTCTTTCTTTATGGGCGCTAGGCCAAAGCCAGACTTAAATTCGCTCATGCTTCCCTCGCTTTCAGCATTGCATCTGCAATTTCGTAAGCTGTCTTTGCAAGCTGTTCATAAGATGAACCAACGCTTGTTCTTAACATAGCCTTTGCCGCAAAGTAATCCCGCAGGGTCATGCCTGTCATGTCAGTCCTGTGTGGGTTTGGAAATGCTTGTTCTATTTTGTCCATGATTTGTCTTTTCCTTGATCCTGATGTGTGTTGCCAATGACCTTGCCGCATGGCAAGTTCCTCAAATGCTTCATCTTCCGGGTCTTTCATGTTGCCTCCCTTATGAAAAATAATTTAGCCATGGTTTCAAACTCAACCATCTGCGCCTTGGTGTAAATTTCTGCGTCCCGAACACCCGCAACAATTGTGGTGTAAGTTTTTTTCAAGTTCCATCCATTGCGCACAGCTTCCTGCACAAACAAAGGCCACGCAACAGTCTTACCCGCTTGGTCTATCCGCATAAGCGCCATCTCAAGGGGTAAGCCCTGCTCTGCATACAGTTTGAACAACTCTGCGCCGTCAAAGAATTTGTCGTTCATGTTCCTCTCCTTGTCATTGCCATTGCCATTTTGTGTTGCCGCATATATTCTTCTGTATGTTTATACGCAGGTACAGGTGCGGCATCTGTAACCGTAATCATCCACAGCCCCGTCCCCATATCAAAAAATAGCGTACCTCCTGTTCTTCTTATGCGGCTGTTGGTCTCCGCAATCTTTTCGTTGGTTGTTTTTACCCAATCGTCATACTCCTTAGTGCCGTATGTATATGAAATCATGTCTTCTCCTTTGTGATCTTTGGCTTCCTACGCAAAACATACAGCCAATACTTGAATGACTTGTGCCCCGCCCTCCACGCACCAATGTTGAGTCGGATGGCATACAGGAACACGCCCCACCTGTACGCCCATGCAAGGTCTTTCTGCATTGAGTCCCAGTCGGCATACATCCCATCGTTGTATGTGATTCGATATCTCATAGTTCTTTTTCCAATCGTTGCAGAACCTCTTGTTTTGTAAGTCGGTATTCCCAGTTGCACCCATTAAGTTCTTGGCGCAAGCAAGACCACCAAACTGCGTAGGGGTTGGCAGGGTTTGGGCTACGTCCTTCGTAAGCCAGCTTGTATTTGCCATCCCCCAAAGGTTCAATCCGCATGTTCATGCCTTCTCCTGTGGTGTGGCGTGTACCACTGCTTCAAGGTATTTCATTTCAGTTGCATCCATGGGGCGTCCGTTCTCTTGTTTAAACTGATGCAACACTTTCCCCAGCCTAATCGTTTGGTCAAACAATTCACCTACGTCAGCACATCCAGATGCTTTTACCAAGGCTTCAATTTTTGGACTCATGTGTTCTTCTCCTTCATCCGTTGAATCCGCTCCAGCCTTTTGTGGTGCGCTGTTATGTACACGATGTACTCCATGTATGAATACGCTTTATCCCAGTAAGTTCCTTTTGCTTCTTTTGGTGCATCCACAACGCCGTTGTCGGCATCCTGTCTGGCCTTGGCTTCGATGACACGCATTCGCGCATCCCCTACAACTTCCTTGCAGGTGTCAATATCAAAACTTTGCGGGGTCATGTTCTCTCCTTGAATGGGTCAGTTGTAAATTCAGTGTTATCTGTTGCAACCCAGTAGCCCTCTCTGTAACCTTCATAGTGAGCAAGCCATTTGCCATTTAATACCTCTTCGCTCATGGGTTCAACTTGTTTTTTGTCCATGGCTTCGATGTAAGCAAGTTTTCGGTTAGTCGCATACCTTGCGGCATCTTTATGTAATAGTTCATCGAATGTCATGTTTTCTTGTCCTTTACCCACGCTGAAATAAAACCGTACAAAAATGCCAATGATGCGAGAATCAAATACCCAAAAGCCATACCAAGAAAAAAGTCCGTCATGTCTTCTCCTTGAGTTCAGCCTCTATGGCTTCCAATGTTGATGCGGCAATGCGGTTGAAGCCAATTGGCGTGTTTGGATACCACTGCAATACCCAAACGCTGTCTTCTTTGACGGCCTTGAGCCATTCCTCCTCAGATACAAAATCTCCGGGGTCATAGAACTGCTCAACAGTTTCGTAGACATCGCGGTGCTCGTTGTGACTCAGGTGCAGTCCGCACTTGTGTTCTGGCAACCAGTGCATGTGTCCTCCTTAAGTGATTGCATTGCCGCTTTCAAATGTTCGTCTTGTTGTTTCTTTGCCTCTATCATGTCGGCAAGCAGTTGATCTATTTCTGCGATTGAATACATACCCGCAGGCACATAAACGCGCATCGTGTCATATGTTTTGTGTGTGTATTCCGTCATTTGCTCTTCTCCTTCAAATAAAACTCCATTGCAATGCGGTATGGGTTAAGCCTGGGCAACGACAATTGTTGAGGGCCGTAGTAGTAATATTTCGGCTTGCTCTCATCCACCGATGTAACAACCGTCTCATCAACAATGTGGTGATACCTTGTTTCATCAACCCGAATGGCGTAGCCCTCTGCCCTTGCCACCGCCAGCTTCAACTCAAGGCTACCAATGGGAACCCAGTTCTTGATGGTGTCTTCTTTCCTGATCAGCTTATTCATCTATCCCCCCTTTCGTTCTCGTCCATCCAAAACCACAGGTGCATCAAGCCAATTAACACAAGGCCGCAGACAATGAACCCAAGGCCACCCAAGATAATTGTTGTTGCTATTGTTTCCATTCAACCTCCGAACAGTTTGTGCAACTCGAGGTACATATAGCGTGCGTCTCCCACATCCAGGTCACGCAACAGGCACAGCGCATCGTAGACAGCACGCGCTTCACGCACAGGCTTGGCCAGCACCCTGTCCAGCGCTTCTCGGCCCTTGTCTGTGTCCTGGGTAGGCTCGGGAGCCAGCGCGGCAATGCCTTGCGCCTGGGGCTTTGCGGCTTTGGGTTTGTCGCGTGCTGTGCCCAGCTTCTTGTTCATCTCTTTTCTCTTGGCTCCGCTGACCAGCGGCTTGTAGTAAACGCGTTTTGCTTCGAGGTTGCCTACCTCGTTGATGCTCACCATTTCGCTGCGAATCATCTGCGTGATGAGTGAGCCTATTGAGGACTCATTAAACCCAGAAGCCGTAAAAGTTTGCCGTACATCGCTGCGTAAGCAGCCAGGGTTGTCTCTGATGTAGACGAAGATGTCTTTGGATAGGTTGCCCGTGAGGGTGAGTTTGCTGTTGCCGTTGATTTGCGTTTGCATGATTGGGGCTTGTGCCTGTGTTTGTGTTGCTGCTTGCATGGTCTGCTTTTCCTCTTCTTCCCATTCGTTGATGGTGGTTGTTAAAACTTGGTGCTTGATTGCGGTGGTCAATGCGGTTTGTAAGTCGGGCATTTTTAGTCCTTGGCTAACAGAAAAAAGATGGCGGAAACAAGGGTGAATACGACAGCGACATAGATCAGTGCGCTCTCGATGAAGTAGCACCAATCAGGGCGTATGCCAAGCAGTGCCGCTTGTATGCGCTCCTCGTCTTGCGTCATGGTGCTGGGCCTGCCGTTGTACATCAGGCCGATCTTTACTTTGCCCGTGTCGTAGGGCGGTGTGTGGTAGTGCATTTGTGCTTCTCCGTTTTTTGAAAATGTACCTCGCAATTAAAAGTCTGTCAAGTGTTGGACAAGTTAGTGGGTGCTTCGTCTTCAAGCAACGCCGCCTGATCTTCGGGATA